ACCAGATACAGATGTGGTTAACGCACCTGCTGCTGAGTAACCTGACATGTAAGATAGAACGTCAGCGTCAATAGCGTCTGCCATTTTATATGCTGCTCTGTCTGCAGCTAGGCTTACGAAATCAACGTGTGAGAACTGCTCTTCGATGTCATCCATTTTAAAAGCAAAGTAGTTAGCTTTGTCAACAGTTAACGAGAAGTCAGTGTCATCTAGTTTCTCAACAGTTATACCTGTATGACGCTGTAGAGCGTTTACAGTTACGTCTGGTTCTTTTTGGATGCGTACAACATCCCCTTGATTTGCGATGTCACCAAAGTATGAGTTGTTGGTGATTGCGCTGACAACAGACGATTTTCGCAATGCGATCTGCGCCTGTTTGGAGAACATGATTGGGCTAAAGTTAGCGTCAAAGCCTCCACTTGCTGATGTAATAGCCATAGTTAAATCTCCTTATAGATATGGCGTGGGTTTAGTACACTACATATCCACCATGAAGAGGCTCTTAGTTTTAGGGTGGTCAACTCTGCTTTGAAACTGCGCTGTCTCTCTGCGTTGGGCCTATACTTTGAGGTAGTTCTTTTGTGTGGCTAGTGCTTGATTAAGCATACACACTTTAATTGTTGTGTATATGCTATAGTTTTATCTATGATAAACAGTTTGTCAACTATTTTCTTGATATATCATAAATAAATCTTCTATTACGTTGAGCGTCTAGGATTTCTTCTTGACGCTTCTCGTATTCTTTAATTGACATTGCAGCTACTTCTGATTCACGTATATACTTAGAAGCATCATCTGTGTCAGGTATACTACTGCCTTTTGTCTTTACAGAAGCTGCTGCTGCTTTATCTGAAGAGTTATTCTTTTTAACTTTAGTAGTTATGCCTTTGTCTGTTTTATAAAGATCAATTACACGTGATACAGACTTTGCATCATCTAAGTTTTCATACAAAGCATCTTGTACCCACTTAGGTTGTTCTTCTGCCCAGTTATGAAAAGAATCATCGGAACGTATCTCATCAAAGTCAGGATGCATAGATGCTAGTTCAGCTTCAGCCTTTTCACGTTTAGCTGTAATGCGTAGCTCTTCAAACTCAGCCATACGTGCTTCAAGATCTTTAGCTGTAGATTTAGACTTCTTGTCAGCAATAGCTTCAACGATACCTGCTATGTCAGGGTATTGCTTAGACCAAGCATCTAGCTCTTCTTCAGACTTAGGCAGTACAAGTTCATTGTTTGCTGCTTTATCTAGCTGTGCTTGTAATGCTTCTATCTTAGCAGAAAACTCTTCTTCTTTTTTCTGAGTGTGTCTACGCAGATCACCATAACGTTTCTTGAAGTTCTTCTCTTCAGCACCTAACTCACTGTCATCTTCTTGTGCTTTGGTTTCTGGTTTTTCTTCTTGTTTGGTATTACTTTCTGCCTGTACTGGTTCAGCTTTAGGCTCTTCGCTACTGGGTTTATCTTCAGTACTTTCTTCATCTGTTATACCTAGTGCTTCTTTCTTTAAAGCTAAAAGCTCTTCTTCATCTTTCTTGATACGCTCTTCAGTGGATATGTATCCACCTCTACCCATTAGTACTCTAGGGATTTCAGGTTTTACCATTGGGTTTGGTTTTGCTGTTTCGCTTATAGCCATTTGTTTTCTCCTTATGTTGGGGTCAGCCGAAGCCGAGTGGCCTTATAGTTATTTGGATATTATTTTTTCTTTTTAGCTTTCTTCTTTTTAGCTTTACTCATCAAGGCTCCTTTGTTAACACCTGTTGAGTCATCATCATAATCACCTGCTGCCTCATTATCATATATTGGTGATGGTTTAGGATCAGGTGTAGGTGGTCTATTGAAGATAGAGTTTTTATCATCATCATCACTACTTGTTGGTCTACCTGGTTCTGCATATGGATCACTACCAGGTTGAGTATAGGTAGGTGCAGGAGGCTGGATTGTTGGTCCCTTATCGTCATCATCGTCATCTTTTTCTGTGCCTGGAGCTTTGTAACCACTAAAAGCTTTTGCAGCAGCTTCTGCAGATGCTTTCTCAATCTGCTCCATTAACTCTGGGCTGAAACCTGTAGTTGTTGTTGGAGTTTTTGTCTCAGGTGTGTAAGCTTCTGTCATATAAAACTGATCAGGAAACATGTCATATGTAGGACCATCTAAAGTAGGTAAGTCAGGATCTTCTACTTCTTTTCCTGTTATGTCATCAATAAGCTTACCAACCACTCCTTTTTGTCGTGGTCCTTCGGCTACTTCTTTTAGGTTCTCTAAGTACTCTCTTTCATATATTGGCAAGTCTGTTGCTTCTAGTCTTCTATTTATTTCTTCTACTGTTTTCTTGTTATGTCTTTTTTGTGCAACAGAAAGTACAGTACCAAGTAAACCAAGACCAAAAGGAGTTGGTGCTTTTAAGTTTTTAACTTCTGTGCTTAGTTCATCTATAGTAAGTGCTTTATAGTCAAAAGGTTCTGGTGTCTCAGGCTTATCGTCATCGTCATCACTACCACCGCCTCCACCTGTTTGCTCACCAGGATCTATAGTTACAGGTTCACTACCTACAGGATAGTAGCCAACAGGTATTTCTTGCATAGGCTCACCATCTAAGAACATAATAATTATTTTATGCCCTGCAGCGTTTTGGTATTCACGAGCTTCCATCTCACCACCGAATACACCTTGGTCTAAGCCTATCTCTTCACCAAAGCCTCCAGTTGTACCTTCTTGTACTACGTCTGGATCAGGATCTACTACATCACCACCTTCATCGTATCCTAGACCTTCCATAAATCTTTGACCAAAACTTTTATCGCTACGTAGGTTTTCACCTGTGTATGCTTCTTCTACTTTACCTGCTTCCCTTGTAGGAGATGCTTTTTTAGTTTTCTTGTTGCCTGAAAAGTCTCCTCCAAAGTTTATCTGTTCAGCTAAGGAAGGACCACTAGCATCATCAGATGTAGGAGGTTTCTTATCTAGTGTTACTCTACGATTTCTACTTCTGTTATCATCATCATTTCTGAAAGCAGAACTCATCTGTTCTCTTATTTGTTCATATCTATTCTTGGGTTTGTCTTTGTTAGCTTGTACTCTTTTACTAATCTGCTTAGATGAACTGCCTCTGTCTTTAGCTGCTTGGAACCTGTCTCTAACAGACTGTTTGTTTTTCTCAGCTTGCTTTCTGTTTGACTCTCTAATACCTGCAAAGAACTTACCTAAGAAAGCTTCTTCAGGTTCTTCCATCATTTCATCTGAGTCATCACCCATATCCATTACTTCTAAGTCGGCCATCTCTAACCCTAAACCAGACTCATCTTCCATTATAGGTTCACCACCAATACGTCCATCTTCGTCCATCTTAGCGTAGCCTATCTTGGCTGCTTGACGTATATCTTCAAAAAACTTTACACCAAAGAACCTAACTACATCAGCAGGTATAACCATCTCACCTTCGCTTAGTTGCGCTGATATATCGTCACGAACTTCTTTTGCTGATGAACCTAGTGGTATCTCATTACCTGACACAGGATCTATACCCACCGTATTGTCAGGTACTTCTCCAAAGCTCATTTCCATTTGTTCTTCAAGTGCCATTATTTAATGTCTCCCTAAGTAGCTTTAGCTTTCTGAGTACGTCTATAGCACCCTGCTGTCTGTACACTATCACAGAATCATTAGCTGACTCCATTGTACGTTGTCTCATGTTTATTAGATTGTCTATGTGTTGTTGAAACTGATCGTAACACTCTTTGTCATTAACCAACTGCTTGAGGTGCATTACCTGTAAATCCTTGCTCTCCAGGCGTAGGTGCTGTACCTGTGCCTATTTGTGAACCTCCACCTCCAGATGTATCAGCTACGTCAGGAGTGTTTACACCTTCAGCACCTTCAGGGGCTGCTGCTGGTGCTTGAAATGCTTTTAGTATTTCTGCCTGTATAGCTGCGTCTTGCATAGAGTTAGTAACCTTGTCAGGGTCTAAGTCCATACTCTTAGCAATCTCACGTATGATGTAATCCATCTTAGCAAAAGGTGCAAGCACTGGATTCTGTGCAACTTGTAAGAACTGCATCAAGCGTTGGCTACGTACTTCGTTAGCCATCAAGCTTTCTGTACCTGATGCATTTACTTCTAAGTCACCCTTAATGTCTTCATCATAATCAAACTGCATGTTGAATGCAAAGAATGCTTTGCCTAGTGGTCTGATTAGATAGTCATCAACATTTTTTACAACAGTTCGTATAGAGCCGTTAGCTGCAGACATAAGCATACTAATCCCAGAAGCAGTCCTTCCCACTCCTGATACCCCAGTTTGTCCATGTGCGAACGAAGGAAATCCCGTACTTTCATCAGCTAACTGCCTCGCTTTGTCAAATAGTTGCATATTTTCATTTGCTACATTAGGAAACTTTGTACCGAAGATGCCTTGACCTGGCGCACCTCCCTGTCTCCGAAACACTTTTCCAGGGTACACAGACATATCTTGGCCTGGTACTAGGTTAGTTTCATCAACTTCAATGATAAGGTTACCAGATAGTGCAGCATTGTCAATAGCCATTCTCATAAAGCCATTCATTAATGTCTGTGTATCATCCATGTTCTCAGCAATACCTACACCAAAGAAAGAATACGGGTTATGCTCAAAAGGTGTTGCGTAGTAAGGAATACGTGTAGGCTTGAATGGGTTTAGTACAAAGCGTAGTACTTCACCGTTACATGCCCATATGTTACAGTTAACTTCATCTAAGTCTTCTAACTCTCTAGGTATCTTTACGCCATGCTCTTCTAATATATTTACATCAACGTAGCCCCAGAACTCTAGTACCTCCCAACGCTCAGAGTTTGGCTGAGTGTCATCATCTTCCATAGTCATTTCCCAGTACTTCTGGGTATAGTCTGGACCAGCATCTACAGCTTTTTGTACTGCATCATCCATAAAGTATGGGCGGTTCTTCAACGCTCTTAGCTGTGTCCTTGACATCTTATGTCTTTCAACAACGTATTCTGCATCCTGCATAGAGTGAGCTTCAGGGTCAGGATAGAAATCCCACACACTTACGTGACTACACTCTGGTACTGTTTTTACTATAGGATCATACTCACCGTCTTCATTCCAGTTAGGATACTCTTTATCTACAGCAAATGGACCTTTCATAACACCAGTTCCTAGCAGTGCCATTTCAAATGCCATACTTCTTAGGTGTACGTTAGCTCCACTCTCTTGTAGCTGATCGTGTATCTTCTTTTCCATCTTCTTAGCTGCAATAGTTGCAGGATGAAATGTAACAGTTGTAGGTGAAGTACCAGAACCTTCTACAATCTTTTCAGATACAGCTTCTAGTTTATCTTCTAGTGGACCTAATCGGCCTTGTAAATCTTTTAGTGTTTCACCAGGTCTTAGCTCTGTAACACCATCAATAAGATATGGACTGGGAGCTTCATCTTGTGTTACAGCTTTTAATGCATCCCCTGCTTGTTCTGCGTTGGGATCTATGTTTATGTGTACTGACTCTGCTACACCATCAGGTAATATAGAAGGGTTTACTGTTAGTGGAAAGTTGTTATTACCAAATAGTACATCTACTATCTGTCCATACGCTGCTAGTGTTTTTGTCTTAGTTACCTTAACAAATATACGAGACTTTTCTGAGTCTGTGAACTTTACATCAGAACCATACAAGCCACGATAGTTACGATAAGCTCTTAGCCATCTAGTTTCATCAGCGTACCTAGCGTCTTCTGCTCTTTTATATCTGTCTTTTATAAATGAAACTACACTAGACTTTTCCTCAAAGATACTATCTAGACTGTCCTCTGCAGCTACTACTTCTGCTGTTTCAAACATTTCTTCTTGTTCTGCCATACTTAGTCCTTTTCAAAACAGTCAAACTGCAAATCATAAAACTGGTTTTCTCTTATCTTATTCCAGTTAGAAGTGTCAGCTATTTTTAGACACTGCTCCTCCGTGAACAGTTCCTTCATTATATACTGATTACCTGTGTAAATCCAATCAGTACCATTGTTGCCCCATATGCTTACTACTAATACAAAGGCTTTCATTTGTTCTTCTTCCAAGGTCCATTATCAAAAGCTGCTTGCTCTTCACAGTTAGGACATTTATTATTCCACATATTGGTATTGTATGTCATCTCGCACTTAGGGCAAGTCTCTACTACATTAGTATCCGAACGTGGAATCACTGGCTTGAAATCCTGATCTTTGTTTAGCTGGGTTGTAATCCCATATGCTGCTTCTTGGTCTTGTCATTATACCATATCTTAACGCATCATACAAGTGGTCTTCTGCTTTTGTGTCTACATCTTCTGGATTCTTTTTATCCAGTGGTATGCTTGGTATCTGTGATATAGTGTTTCTACAGTTATCCATAAACACAAGCATAGGCTTTTCTAAGAAATCATCTACTTTTAATCTTCGATGTATTTCGTTCTTACCTGCGATACGTGAGCCTCGTGAACGATCAGAAGGACGCCAACGGCAACCCTTCATGTTCATTTGTTCAGCTAGTGATGGCCCAGTATCGCCACGGTTGTGCCACAAAGAACTATCAAGCACCCCGTATTTCATTCCACCATCTTTTGCTTCAGCCTCTAGTATCATATCTGCTAGATCAGAAGCTGTAACTTTTGATACATACATCTCACGATAAACTATGAGTTGTTCATCAGGAGATACAGTAAACCAAAGCACCCCAGTGTAACTGCCATAACCATAATCACACGCTCTAAACTTAGCCCAGTTATCGGGTACTTCAAAGCTGTCAATAACGTGGATTGATCTGTCAAACTCTGTAAAGGCTGCTCCTTCGTTGATGTCCCAGTTTCCTTCGAGGAGTTGCTTCCTCTGATGCTCTGGTAGTGATAGGAGCATGGCCTCATAGTCACCCTCTTCGGCAAGGTATGGGTTATCGAAGAGAGATGCAGGAATAAACCTACGCTTGAATAGAGGCTGACCTTCCTTGCTGTGTCCTTTAGGATATACGATTGTTTTACTTGATTCAATGTCTGTCGCCCAAAAAGCTTTATCTGAGGGTGCAGGATCTATAAACATCTTCTTGACCCAACTATGTCCAGCACCACCTGGGTTTGTTGTAGCTCTCATGTAAAGTCCTAAGTCTCTACTGTGTGCGCTACGAAGACGTGATCTCATATAATCCCAAGCGTAAGATGTAGGCCATTGAGTAAGTTCGTCAAATCCAATCCAATTAAAAGCCTGTCCTTGGTATCGTGTGACATCGGTATCTTTATCCAGATACGACATCCACAGTCTTCCACCTTTAGGAGAAGTCCACTGTGACTTACGCTCTGACCACTTGATTCCTGGTATTGCACGTGGATATAACTCCTGTGACTTTTGTATGAGTTCCCTTAGTTCCTCAGTTGTGTGTCGCACAAGGAGTCCAGAGAAGTTAGGATCGTTCAGGCCGTGTAATGGATCTGCTAACATAGCATATGATTTACCACCACCTGCTGCCCCTCCATACAGAACTTCTCTTTCAGAAGAACTCAAGAAGGAGGTCTGGGGACCTTCATTCGGTTTGAATACGACTTCTTGTGCTTCTTCAACGTCATAGTCAGTTGCTACTACCTGCGCTGGGATAGGTTCTGGTTGGGGGGCTTCTATCTCCGCTGGCTTCTGAGTATGCACCGACTCCTTGTGTTTCGAGTTTTTCGATTTCCGCAAGCGTTTCTTCGAGCCACCTGGCAAGCTTACGTTTAGTGATAGATGCTTTTCTACGTCTTTGCTCAACTTCTATTCTCTTCTTTAGACCCATGTGTGATATGTAGCGGTCTGCTTCTTTACTCAACCATTGTGCTACTGCTCTGTAACTATACTGCTTGAGGTGTCGTTTTGCAAGCTCTAA